TAGCAAGGATGCAATAAGTTAGATCTGCCCATGGATAGTTCATGAAACAACCCTGGAGGAACAAGTGTTCCGCTTGCGTGACTGCACCGAAGATGATACAATATTCATTGGATTTTGGAGTATCTCTTCGGAGTTACTAAAGCACATTGGCGTGTGCTTCCAGTTGACCGTTCCTGTTGGCGCAGGAGCGGTTTTTAATTGTCGTTTAGTAATTTCTTCTGTTCTTTTTCAATTTGTTTAATACTTTTAGCAGGCGCTGGAAGATCTTCGGGCATAGTGCCACCAAGTTCCTGAATTGTCTGTCGGACTTTTTTCCCAACTTCGTAGTGAGTTTGGTTTGCTTCTTTCTTTCCCTGTATTTGTTCACGACGAATTTTTTCGTCAGTCTGTGTGGCGCGGAAGAGGTTAGCGGCCAATTCAGTACTTCCCATATGATCAAGAATCTTCTGACTCTTTTTCAATCCTTTACGTTTATGTATCTCTTTTACTCCAAGACCTCCATATAAACCTTGATAGCCGCAATTCTGGAAAATAGCATAATCTCTAGAATCACTGACACCTGCCATCTTAGCAGCTTCAGCAAGAGATTTATTATGTGCAATCATCTCTCCACGGATTGCCAAGCGCTTTTTGTCTTCTGTGAGATCATCGAAATTTTCAATGAGTTCCTGTTGACGAGTTTTCACAGCAAAGTAGGTCTGACCAAGAGCAATAATCTCTTTGGAACTATCGCCGTTCATTACAATAAGATAGCAGGCATATCGAGAAAGTTCGTAATCTTGAATTTCTCGTTGTGCGCCAGACCCTAAGTCTACCATTTTTCCCACTTGGGAAAAATGGTCATCAATAGAATTTTTACTATTTTTACAAGCATTCATTGCTTTATCTATTACGTTTTGAAACTTATCCCACCGTTTGTACTCTAAAACAGTTTGCAATTCTCGTGCATACCAGAATTCCTGTCCATAATCATTAATATGTTTGATTGATTCGAAAAGAGTATCTGTATAAATTTTTTTTTGTTCCTGTTTTGAGTTGGCCACAGCGTCTACTGGAACAGCAGTATCAGCTTCATCATCGGTAAAAAAGAAAAACATTATTATCACATCCTTAAAAATATTATTTAACTGTTCCTGTTGACGCAGGGGCGGCTTTAGATTTATATGTTTCTAAGATAGAACAGTTGCTGATGAGAACAAACTATTCTATTTGCGGTAATTCAAAAGAAGAAATTTGAGAATCCTCTTTAATTAAGATATTCATTCCTAAGAGTGGAAAATCTTTTAACAGTTTTGCACAACATTTATGACAAGGCGTATAACCATTTTGAATGGCAGTCATAATCGGAAGTTGATTGTGCGATATTAGACCAGAACAATGTTGATTCAAATGATATTTTTTCGATGTTTCAGAAGTCCAAACAATCACTTCTTGCTCTATAGATGTACCAGTTATAGCGGAAAGCAAGGAAACATCTTGAGGGTATATGGAGCAATGCCGATTAACTTCTGCATTTAAAGCATTTTGTATAGTAAAATATGGCTGCTTATACTTAAATAAATCTAAAAGAAATAATAGTGATGCTAGCCCAAAAGTAGTCTTATTATGATTAAAATCAGCAATTAAATTTTCAAGACATTGACTACTCTTATCAGATAGGCGCGTTTTACTATGTGGAATGTAATTATATACACGTCCACCATGAGCAGCGAGATTGCGATATTCAAGACAAATAAAAAGCGTGTCTGTTAATAAATTAGTAATCGCATCCATATGCTCAATATTTTTGGGGAGTCCATACATTTTTGAAGCCAATTCTCGCTTTTGTGGTTCTTTAAATAAACGAACAAAATTAACTAATGTACTTAAAAAAACACCTTTAAAGAGAACCCAAGGAGGTACACAATTGTAGGTACTGCGATAGTATTTAATTGGGTTTTTATCACTGTATTTTGCACTTTTACGTAGAGCATCTAGGATATTGTTAAGAGAAAATCTTGGATCCTTGATTTTTCTGTCTCTATAATTATTAAATTGTAGATATTGTTCAGGTGATGTACCAAAATTCCTTGCAACAATTTCGGCAGTTACAGCCCGAAGATGCTCTTCTAAATCTAACATTGCAATCATCACGGAGTTGCGCAGAGCATGATCTAGTTGATACAAAGAAAAAAGTTGCTCAAAAGAAGTTCCCTCGGTATATTTTTTGGAACCGTTTTCTTCAACAATAATAAAAGGTTCTTTATAACTATTTACAATATTATAGTATCCATAGATCTGCAGATAAGAACATGCTCTTTCTATATTCTCAACTTTTAGCCCTTGTCTTTGTAATTTTTCAAGTTGTTCAAATTCTGTTGTATATTTTATGCCTTTTTTCATAAACTTCTCCATAAACAAAAAGAGTCTTGAGAATACTCTCAAAGACTCTTTTTGTGACCGGACACCAGTCATTCACTAATTGCAATTAGTATTATAGCATATGAAAAAGTCTTGTCAAGTATTCAATATTAATATATTTTTAAAAAAATTCATTCGCGCTGCTTCAGCAAGAGATTTTTTCCTTTAGATAAGCCAATGAAAAAGAACAAATGTTCGATAAAATATATAGTCTATATTATCAGTTATTTCATTCATGGTAAAAGAAAAAATCCCTCCTTCCATTTACATGGTAAGAGGGATTTTTGCTAGTCATCTCGAAAACGACCATTTCTGTTGAACTCCATCCTACCATTATAAATATTGATTGTCAAGCAAGTTTATAAAATCCAAGTTCTTTCATAAGATTATCCTGTTCCTTACGAGCCACCAAAGCTCATATATAATCTCTTACGAGGCTATATCACATCATTTCAACTACTACCAGATTCGGAATGAAGTATATAATATAGTTATCAACGGTAGTATATACTCCATACTTATCACGGTAGCAGCTGATACATTCTTCCAGATATTCTTCTGTAACATCCAGAAAGTCTGCAATTTCATATTTATTTTGACATCCAGCATTGAACGCGTGGATGATTCCAACAAGTCCGATCAGGCGCTTATAGCCATGTAATCGGGCTTGACGTTCCTGTTTCCGGTTCTCCAGTTTGGACTGATCTCGAATATCACCTGTGGAAGTATAGTAGTGTCCAAGTTCTTCAGCAAGAACATTGGCTTTCTGTTGTGATGTCTTAATATCATGCCGGATAGCAATTTTGTTTCCTTTTATTCTTCCATCTCCGCTTTGCAGTGGCTTTTCCTTTACCACTAATCCAATATTGCGAGCTTCGTCTAAAAGTATTTCATAAGAATTCACTTACAACACCTCCATTATAATTGTACTAAGCAATCTGTCCTATAAAAAGGCTGTATAGAGGTTAGAAGTTTTCATCATTCATAATGTCATCGTCATGTTGTCTCATCTCATCTGTTACATTTATATCTGTACGTTCGTGAGCAGCATTAGGCATAAGATGAGGATGCATCTCCGCAATATTGTTCGGTCGATTTTTTATATCTATGGAACGTTCCCATTCTTTAGTTAATGTAAAATCGACCATTTCTCGTCCATGAGCATCGAGTTCACGGTACTTTTCCACAAAACGAAACTCTTCTACAGAAACAGTGTTTTTCATCTTTGGCATTTCAATAGCATCTTGAAATAAGTAATTAGCATCACATTTAAGAACTTCCATGATTTTAAATAGAATGGGTTCTTTAGGAGAGCTAACCTCGTTTTCATAATTTGAAATAGCTCCAATCGTAACACCAACAGAATCAGCGAGTTCATTTCTGGACATATCTTTACTTTCGCGTAATTCTTTTATACGACTTCCTACGCTCACTTAAATCACCTCTTTTTTATATTTTTATGTAAATATTGTATTTCATAAATCTTGGCATGTCAATATAAATAAACAAGAAATTTGTTAAAATATATTGACAAAACAAGAATCTTGTTATAGTATCGTAAATGAAAAGAAACTTGTTAAAAAGAAAGGAGGAATCAAGTTGCTTGATATTACAGCATCAAACAGTGTTGTTGCGGTTCGTTTAAAAAATGTTATTTCTGAAAAGGGATTGAAGCAAGCAGCAATAGCAACAAAAGCTGGATTTACTGCACAAGAGTTAAATGACATGTTAAACGGAAGAAGAATTATGCGTGCGGCAGACATAGCATCATTAATTAATGTTGTAAAAGAATTTGGCGTAGATGCAAATTATCTTTTTGGAATCAAGAAAGGAGAGTGATAAAAGTGAAAATTTCCGATCAGGAATATAGAGAAATACAGATTGTAACAGAAGAGGATGAACTGATTGTAAGTATTACAGATGAAGATGTTATTGAAAAAGATGGTTACAAAGTAGTATGTGTGCCAGTTGGTAATTAGCCGAGATTATTGTTACGAGTTTTATCAGGATTAGATACTGGCGTTGGGACACCATTAATATTTCTAACATGATAATTTTCGTAGTTTCCTTGTTTGATTTGATTCACAAATTGATTACGAGTCATATTAGCACCAGTGAAATTATCGTGGAAACGTTCATTTCGTCCTGTGTTCGATTCATGAGTTACAGTAATACGTTTTGGCATATACATCATCCTTTCTGTAGGCACACATAACGACTTTGCAGAAATAGGATAATACAAAAATATGAGTATGTCAATATAAAAAACACAACATAATGTGCAAAACACGCGTTCACGTACAAAGTGTAGTAAATAAAACACAATAGCATATCATCAGGATACATGAAAAGTATAGGAGAAGAAATAGAAAATAGCAAGAGAGGTGAGAAGCGTTGCCTGAGTTTAATGATGTAGTCATGAATGATGGAAACCTGTTGGAAGGAGAAAAAATAGGCGAACTTGTCAAATACATTATAAATAAGTTCGCCAAAGAAAATTTAACAAGAAATGAAGCAATTGAAATACTGGATAGAACAAAGGAGTGTACAGGAGATGCTGCTGTAATAAGAGAAGTAGATTAGAGATTTTTTTGCAACATTTCTTGTAATGCGTAAGAAATAGCACGTAATTCTTTTCCTTCAGTCGAATTTTTTGAGATTAACATATCGGCTCCTGCCTTCAGGTCAACGGTCAATTTTTCATGATAAGTCTTGAAGTCAGAGGAATATGTGAGCTCGAATGTGACCGGTTGGGTTAGTGCGGATGATTTCAGCGCACAGATTCGTGATTGACCAGGTGCTATTACAGAATTTTGTAGCTGCTTTAAAAAATCTTTGCCTTTGTATGCACAGTATGCGGAAGAAAAGTCAAAATCGTAATCAAACTGCGTAATGAGGGCGGGAGATGATCCAAAGTTTTTTACAACAATGTAAAACATGGGATACCCAGGGTTAATAGCTTCTCCATAAATTGAGAGAACTGGTCGGGAAGAGGCTTCTATCATTTTAGAGTTTTGCCGAAGGGTAAAAATAGAAATAAATATTGCAATGATACTTGTCACAAGCGAAGCAATAATGCCAAGAAGTTGAATCCAATCAGATGTACTTAAAATTATAGAAGAGGAATTCATGATAATCTCCTTAAAAAATATTTAGTTCTAAAAAGAACTAGTAAAAAAAGTATAAAAGAAAAGGGAAGAAATAGCAAGAGAGCAGATGGGAAGTGAGGTGAGAAGAGATGAGAAAAGATAGAAAGAAAAAGAAACCGTCAAAAATAACGGTTTCAGATGTAGCACTGGTTGTTTCGATATTAGCGCTATTATTCCAATTCTTTTGTCATGTCATACTCCCAAGAGTGATTTGAGCCTGCAAGGAAAAGCAGAGGAGAAGAAGACAGAAATAGCAAGAGTGTAGATGAGCAAGTGAGGTGAGAAGAGATGAAGGGTCCACGAGGAACAGATTCTGCAAGAGTTATTTCTATAATTGAAACAAAGGCACTTAGGGGAACAGGAACAGAGGGAAATCCGTGTCGAATAGTTAAACAGTATTGGGATTTTGAAGGGAATTTATTAGCCGAAAATGATCAATACATAAAAGAAAAAGAGTAGTTTCCTACTCAGTTTTCTTTCGATCTTGTTGTTTTGCCTGATCAATACCGATTATATCAGCAAATAGTTCTTGCTGATTATGGCGTTCAATATACCATTGTTGGAGCAAGAGCTCGATTAGTTTTATAAGTTTTTGAGCTTCTTCTGGTTCGATATCGACAATAAGGTTAATGTCTTTTTCCATGTGAGCTCCAATATTTCCAATACGACGAACGCCATCTAAAACAGCCCATTGTTCTGCGGGAATTTTATCTTTAATAGCGTTGATTTCTTCGAAAAGACTACTTTTAGAAATTTGGAAGAAGTCACGAATCATACCTTGCAGACAACGGCGCGATAAAGTTGCTGATGCCTTAGGGCTTAAATAAAGAATAGCAGAAGCTTCTTCGTAGTCAGATCTAATTGCTAATGGTATGTAGTCGGGATATTTGCGAGCTTGAGATAGAGGCCGAATCGCAATATTAACATCTTTAACAGCAGAGCCGATTCCTTTAGCAAGAATGGTAAACTCTTTGCAATGTGGACACTGATAAAAAGTCATTTCTAGACATGAGTCAGAGTATTCATCGAAATAAAATGGGTCATCTAGGTATAAAAACGATGGATGGCGAACACGTTGGGTATCAGGTGTCACAGCCATTACAGCTGAACAAAAAGGACATTGGAATCCAGTCATAATAATCATTCCTTTCATCATTTGATAGAAAGATTATACCAGATAATGGCAGTAAGTACAAATGTTAGAAGGTGTGGTGAGAAGAGATGAATATCTACGAAGCAACTAAGAAAGCATTGCAGGAGAAAAAATGCATGAGAGAAAATCCAACTGCAAGGGTGAAAGTAATAGTGGAGACAGCAGGGACATGTACATTAATGAAATTAGATGGAAGCCACCCAGTCAAAGGATGGCAACCAACAACGAGAGAGCTACTTTCTGAATCCTGGGAGATTACGGAATAAATAGCAACAAGTACAAACCATAACACATAGAATGAATCAAAGCATCGGAGGTGATGCCAGTGACGATAAAGAGCGTAGTGGTAATTGATGGAGAAAAGATAGAAATCAAAGACCTGGAAGATAAGGATGCATTTGCAGACAGAGTAAATCGTCTGGCACTTCTGTTAAGAAACTACGAAGAGGAAACCGCTTAGGCGGTGGAAAGAAGGACAAGCATGGAGAATTGTTGCTACTGTCAGCATAGAAATAATTGTATGGAACGCAGTCGATGTTATCCGTGTGCATCATACAAGAAGGAAGAAGGGAGAAAGACCACATATGGATTATCAGATGGACGAAAACACAGGAACTGGGCTGTTGCTCTGGAAGATGGGAAGAGGCGAACGAGTACGCCAGGAAGAAGAACAAAGGAGAATACATCATATTAGAATGAGCCTTTGGAGGACAAGGTTTATCACAGGCGTTGGAATGCTTGTTGGACTCTTCTATGCTTCCGGAGCAGCAATTACATATTCCATATCGATCAAAACACCGGAGTCCACGCTGGAGCGCGTCCTGATCGGACTGGCTGTATCAGCAAGCTTCTATGTGCTGAATTCGATCGCAAGGACGCTGGAAAAACAGATAAAAAAATAACACTTCCGGAGGTAACGGAAGTGTTAAATGCAAGACTTTTGTCTCGCAGATATTAAAGACATTATTATCTTAACATCTGTGGGGCAGGAAGTCAAGAAAAACGGGGGTTCTGCCCCATTTTAATACTCGATTAAGATATTAAAGATAGAGGTATACGATGGCAACGAAGAGAGTAACACACACCTTCCGGAAAGGAGACATCCTGGAGGTGAAGGAATACCATGATGGCAGGTATGGAGCAAGGGGACTGCCAAGAGAAAAGAAGAGAAAGCCTACACCGGAGCAGATGGCAGTAGTGAATGCTATGAATAAAGCAGAGACAGCCAGACACAGATTGTTGGAGTACTTTGGAAAGGGGGACTACTTCCTGACGTTGACGTACAGAGTCGAGGCAAGACCTCCGGACATGGCGAAAGCAAAGAAGGATTTCACGAATCTGATAAGCAAGCTAAGGACAAGATACAAGAAAGAACAGATCGAATTGCGCTGGATCCGGAACATTGAGAAGGGAACCAAGGGAGCATGGCACATCCACATGGTCATCACCGGATGTCGGGATACGATCCGCTGGGTGGAGGAATGTTGGCCATATGGTGGAATCTATGCAGAGAAGTTAGAGAAAAGCAAATACTACGAAGAGGATTTCTCGCAGCTTGCATCCTACATCACCAAAAACGAGAAGGTGGGAGAAAAGAGGGAGGATGGAAAGAGGGACAAGCCAAGACTCAGCGAATCCAGTTACAGCACTTCGAGGAACATGCCACTGAAACCACCAAAGAAGAAAAAACTGGCAAGATGGCCAAAAGAAATCAAACAGAAGAATGGATATTACATTGCCAAGAGCTATGAAGGAATCAATCCGGCTACAGGATTCAAATACCGGAGATATACATTGATCAGGCTGAACAGGAGGATTTGAAGAATGAAGACGGTGAAGATCTACATAGAAACCATGATCACAGGACCGGCAGCACCAAAGAGAGGAGGATATGCTGCAGCCTTAACATTTACAAGGAGAAACGGAGATATTGAAGAACGATTCCTGAAAGGAGAAGAGGAAGGAACAACTTATAACCGCAGCGTGCTTCTGGCAATGATCTATGCACTGCAAAAGCTTAAAGAACCATGCAGAGTTGTGTTCTACACGAGGAACACGTACATCAAGAACATGATACTGGCAGATAATCCGGAAAAGTGGAGACGAGCAGAGTGGAAGAAATCAGATGGAAAAGGCATACAGAATCAAGATCTGTGGAAAATGTTCTTGGAAGAGAGCACAGAACACGAAATAGAAATTGTGTATGAAAAAGACAGCGAGTATAAGGAGACGCTACAAGCGTACTTACAAGGAAAAGAGGTATAAAGATGTTTGAGAAGTTTGGAGAATTTGATTCTTACGAGGAGATTAACCGTGCGGCCAAAGCACAGTTAGAAGAGGGAGATTTAGAAGCGATTAAGACAATCGCAGAGGAGAACGGACTGGATCCGGAAGACGCAGAGGACTTTTGCACCGGTGCAATCGAGGAGTTGACGGCACCAGGTCTTGCGGCTATGGGAAAGCTGGAACTGGAAGCGAAAGATCTGAGTCTGACAGGAGCATTGAGAGATTGGACGGATTTTATCGAGCAGTTATGTTTAGAGGACGAAGAAATGGCTCTTGCAGTCAGAAGAAAAGGAAAGTCATTGAAAGAATGCATGGCTCTGATCTTAAAGAATGCATTTAACGACAAAGCACAGTTGGATGACAGGATCACAAAGGCAGCAGGATTGACACCACCGTTGTATATAAGCATACCGGGAAAGGCACAGATCAAAGAGATTGTGAGGGAATATTACCTGGGTAAGAAGAAATGAGAGTATACAAAGGGTTCAACGAAAAAATTCAGGCAAAACACGGAAAAGGGACATTCCAGTACGAGAAAGGGAAGACCTACAAAGAAGAGAAAAGCAAAACGAGATCAACTGGATTCCATGCGGCGGAGTACATCCTGGATTGCCTGCAGTGGTATCCGATCGATGGAAAGAACAAATTCTTCCTGTGCGAAGCTGGCGGAAGTATAGACGAAGAAGACGGATGTTCAATGGTCGTATCTACAGAGCTGACATTATTAAGAGAACTGACACTTATGGAGATTGCAATGGCGGCAATGGAATATATGATCATACATCCGAAGAGAACGTGGGAGAAAAGAGAAAGAGGTGCATACGCAGAAAAAGAGCGGTCAAAAGCGATCGGAGAGACAAAGATAGCAATCGCAAGAGGAAAACATCCGGAAGTGAAAGGCGAATACGGAACCGTGATCGGACTGATCGTAGAGGACGAGAAAGGCAAGCCAGTGGCAGCAGGCGTGAGAAATGTTGACGAAATACAAGCGAAAGCGCATCAGATCTATTCCATGACAGAAGAAAGAGAATGGGTGGAGGTGCAGAAATGAAACGAAAAGCGATTGAACGCATCAAACCAAAGAAACCGGCAGGAAAAGGACTCACAGCCACGCTACAGGAGTTGGGGGAAATCCTGATCCTAAATATCTATCAGGCGAAGGAACTGCTGGTGCGGTACTGTATCAACTATGAGACAGGGGAACATGAGTACTGGAAAGGGCAGCATGGTTGGAGAAAAGGCGGTATCCTGAATGCACTGAACGAGGACTGGCGAGATTGGGAATGGAGAACATATGACGATTATCCGAAACTGCAGAAGAAAGACGCAAACAGGATCAAAGAATTGATTAGACACAGAGCGTGGAACAACAGCCCGTGGGAGAGAATCAACGGATTGGAACATAGCTATAACAGCGAGATCAGGGAAAGATGTGAAACAAACCGGAAAATGAAACTCATGAACCTAATGAGAAAAGTTCCAGGTCGTCCGAAGAATCTGAGAGAATGGTTCTTTGAACAGGCAGCAGGAGAGGATTACATGTTCCGGAACAGGGAAACGAAAGAATTTGTCTGTACGAACTGCGGAGAATCCAGCTGGCCGGAAGAAATCAAACGACAGGATGGAGAAAAGAAGATCCGGCACAATGATATGGTATTCTGCCCTTCCTGCGGAAAACTGGTGAGGGCAAAGACAAGAACAGACCATATCGAACAGAAATGGAAGAGCTGCTATCTCATCCAGCCGGTAGATGAAGATACAAGCGTGCTTCGGATCATAGAAGCAAAGGTCGGATGGGATAATGGAAGACATTATGTAGAGCTTGGAGATGAAATCAGAATCTTATTGTACAAGGTCTACTCTAACAGAAAAACAAAGAAAACATACAAGATTTATTATGAGGACCATTGGGAAGGATGGACAAAAGGAAACCGGAAAAATTTAAGAGCAAGAGAAGGTTACTTGTATCCGGGAGAATTCGGCCAGATATTAGACGGGACCACTTACAGCGAAGCAACGAAAGTCCTGGAGTATCTATCAAAGATGGGAAAGGAACTGAACTACAACGGGACAGATGAAAGGATATGCACAGAAGATTGAGTACCTGGCAAAAGGACACTTTTGGAATTTGCTGAGAGATACGGTTGACTGTACAGACTATCCGGGATATCCATTACAGTACTACGGACCATTGGACATGAGAGAGGAAAGCATTGAGGGAATGTTCAGAATCCAAGACCGTCAGAAGATCAACCGGATCCGCGACGAACATGGTGGGAACAGAATGGTACGCTGGATGCAGTATTCGGACGAGGCAGGGCAGAAGATCTCGAAAGAGACGGTGCAGTGGATGATAAAGAATGAGATAGAACCGAGCGGCATCCGGGAACTGGAAAAATATATGAGTCCACAGAAAATCATGAACTACATCGAAAGGCAGAAAAAGGAACAATATGCAGGAATGACGGCAGAAGCCGTTCTTGAAGAATATAAAGACTATCTCAGTATGTGTGAAGCGTGTTGCAAAAATATGGCTGACGAGATGGTCTATCGTCCAAGAGAGCTAAAACGCAGACATGATGAAGTTGTTATAGACCAGCAGCAGATACAGATCTTGAAAGAACTGGAAAACAATGCAGAGGGAAAAGAAGCATATGCACAGGAGATGCGGCAGAAGTTTCCGGAAGCAGAAGGGATCCTGAAAGAGATCAAGAGCCGATATGAGTACGAAGATGAAGAGTATAAGATCATTGTACCGAACACGTTAGTGGATATCGTGAAAGAAGGACGTGCATTGCATCATTGTGCCGGCAGCAGTGAACGATATTTTGACAGGATCGAGAGCAGAGAGACATATATCTGTTTCCTGCGAAGACAGGAAACACCGGGAATCCCATTCTACACGATTGAAGTAGAGCCGGGAGGCACAATCAGACAGCACAGAAGCTATTATGATGAAGAACCGGGAATCGAGGAAATCCGGGTATTTCTGAAAGAATGGCAGAAGGCAATCAGGAAACGTCTGACAGAGGAAGATAAGAAGTTGGCCAAGATCAGCAAGATCAAGAGAGAAGCCAATATCGCAGAGCTGGAAGAGAAAAAGAATACAAGAGTCCTTCAGGGATTAGCGGAAGATTTCCTTGAAGCAGAAGAGATAGAAAAAGAACTGGAGGCGGTTTGATGGAATTAGTACAGTACCAGGATTACAAGGAATACAAAAAGGCAATGAAGGATGTCCTAAACAGGACTGTAGAATATTTTGTCATGATTGGATATCTTTTGAAACAGGGAAGAGACACGGACATCTTAAAGGGCTCCGGGTATAACAATGTTGATGAGTTTGCCTGGGCAGAATACAAGTTGGACAAATCACAAGTATCAAGATACATACAAATCAACGAGAGATTTTCAGAAGGAGGAGGATCACCAAGACTGCAAGAACGCTATAGGGGCTATGGGTATTCAAAACTGGCATTGATGCTGACACTTCCGGAAAGCGTAGTGGAAGAACTGACGCCGGCATACAGCAAATCAGAGATTCAGGCGGTCAAAGAAGAGATTGAAAGCGAGAAGAAGATCACGGATATCGAAGTCATTTTGGAAGGTGAGAAAGAGGAACAGAAAGAACTCGACAATCTAGAAAAGGCAATCCATCAGATCTGCATGGATGAACCGGAACTGTATCTAAAACTGCATGAGGCAGTTAGAACAAGCGTAGGAACAGGACGAGTCAAAGAGGTGTTAGCACCGGACGGGGACAAACTTTACAGTGTAAGACCACAAGGCTGCGGAAGAATTATGCTCTATCTAAACGACGAGAAGGATGAGGTCATATTGCAGGTTGTAAGACAAGGACTGAAAGAAAAGTTTGCCTGGGAGAATATATTAAGTTATCTCGTCCTGATCACAGAAGAGGAAGATGCAAAACAGAACTGGGAGGAACTTTACGGACAGAAATATCCGGAAAAAGAACAGATTGCACCAGTGCAACCGAAGAAAGAGAAGAGAAAAGAGTCAAAGGTAGTAAAGGCGAAGCTGCCAAAACCAAAAAAACCAGAGAAACAGGAGATGGAGAAACCGGTAGAGCTTCCAAACGACATTCCGGGACAGACAGAGATCGAGAAAGATTTTCCGGAAATGCTTCCGGAAGCAGGGGAAACACCGGAAATACAGAACAAAGAGGAAAATTGCACCAGTGCAATGCCGGAATCTGCGGAGATTGTGGAAAAATCTGTGGATAATTCAGAGAAGATGGAAGAAAATGCGAGAAACACAGAAGCGGGAGCCAATTCAGAACCGGTGGATAAGTCCGAAGAAGAACAGAATCCGGCCGGCAGCAGATGGGAATACATGAAGACAATGGAATCATACAAGATGGCACTGTACATGGCAGCATCCGTGAAAGAGATGCCTCACATGATGTTGAACTCAGCAGAATATTGGAAGAAATGGTTAGAAGCAGAGGTGGATGAAAATGGAGATGAACTCAGCAAGAAATAAGGTGATTACATTATGAGCAGGGATTATTCAGGACTGATGTATCCAAAACAAGGGAGAAAGAAAAAAAGAAAAAAGCACAAGAAAAGCATATTAAAAAGCCAAAAAGGGGTCTGTTATCTTTGTGCAATGCTATATGACGACTATTCAGTGAAATACACAGAAGAACATCATATCATGTATGGATCTGGGCGAAGAACAGACTCAGAGGCAGAAGGGATCAAGGTACATCTATGCAAATATCATCACCTGGAGGGAAAAGAAGCAGTACATAATAATCGAGAAATGAGAGAATTACTCTGTAGAAAAGCACAGGAAGAATTTGAAAAAACAAATACACGAGAAGAATGGATGAGGATATTCGACAGGAATTATCTATAGTTACCTCCGCTGAATGGCGTGGAGATAAAAGTATGTCACAATACTGCAACATGATAACAAAGACTTCCTCCCTGGATGCGGCAGGGAGGAGAAAGGAGCAGATAAGTGCCAAAAAGACAGAAATCAACAGCTTGGAAAAGCGAACTGGCTGAGATAAATGCAAAAGCAAGACAGGAAGGAATGAGCTATGGACAGTATGTGGGATTAATGTACTGCGAAGAAAAAGATGAAATGGAAAGAAGGAGAAGATATGACAGAAAGAGACGCGAGAGATTTGGTTGATTGGCTGGATCAGGCAGAAGAGGAAACAAAAGCAACAATTGCAGAGCATGAAAGAATCGATCCTTTTTATGACGGAGTGCTTTCAACGGTCCAGACAGTCCGTGAATATATCAAGAAAATGCGTAAGGTGGATGAAGCAGAAGGAGGAAAGCAGATGAAAGAGATTATAACAGATAGCAAGTTTGAGTATATCGAAGAAATCGAGCCATTTTTCTGGTGGACAGGAAGCTTGAACATAAAGCAGGCAATCACACACTTGACAAAGCGGTACGATGAAGAGGAAGCACACAATCTGTTGGATGAAAAGTTAGAATTTGTGTCTGACTACATGAGAAATAATCACGGAGCTGTCGAGCAGTACGGAATTTACCTCATTCCGGAATTCGTGCTTGGATATGATGATATAGAGATTGTGGTTGTAGCGGCATCTGAAAACGAGAGGGCTACGGTGGTATTCTCGGATATTCCGGTAGTTAAGTGAGGTAGAAAATGACAAGGCAAGAGAAAGAGGATCAAGCGCAGCTTGAGTGGCTGCGGAAATGGGAAGAACGACGGAAAGAAAAAAGAGACGTGAGAAAAAAGTCACGGTTTTATAAGATTCTAAGGAAACTCGGAATCATAAAGGACTACGAGGAAGATATAAGAACAAGAATGGAGATGTGCGAAAGAGCAATAAAAGCAAATGTATGTCCTGAAGATTGTGACATTTGCGCATGGGACGTGAAAGGAGGGATTGATTACAATGGTTATATTACGACCGGTAGGAACAACAGGAAACCGTCTGAAGTATCTAAGAAAGATTAGAAGATTGACGAGAAAAGAGGCAGCAGTCAAGTTAGACATCAATTCTCATTGGTGATTTAGCAAAATTACTAAAACAGAATGGTATTGATATGGGGCAGAAGAGGTTATTTAACTGGATGCGTAACAATGGATTCCTGATTAAGAGAAAAGGATCAGATTGGAATATGCCTACACAGAAAAGTATGGAATTAAAATTGTTTGAAGTAAAAGAAAGTACGGCACAAAAACCAGATGGCTCTGTACAAATCAATAAGACGACTAAAGTTACTGGAAAGGGGCAGCAGTATTTTATTAATAAATTTCTTGGAGAAAAAGAATAATCATACTATTGAACTGTTAGAGATTGTACCTTGACAATTGAATATTGATGGTTGGAATGGTATAATTGTGTAAAATATGTTTACGAGAGGTAATTGATAGATGTTCACAAAAGCAGATATGAGAAAAGTTGTAAGCGCATATGAAAGCAATGGAATTGTAACAAGAAACGATTTTGTAAATATTGATTCAAGGCCACTGGCGAAGGAGGTATTGGATGAATTACACAGGATTGGATACACAGAAGCAATGATAACTGAGACCAGTACGAAAGGTCGCACAGATTACTCAAGTGCGATATATAACCCAGAACATTTTGAACCAAAAGAAGCTGATGAATATTTAATACAAAATGTTTTAAAATAATTGAGAATTCATACCAACCATCAATATTCGGTGGTTGGTATTTTTATGTCCTAAATAGGAGAAAAGGAGAGTGATAACACTTGAAACGAAGTACAGACACAAGAAAGTCCCCAGCAGAAGTCAAGGCAAATATGCAGAACCATTACGGCGAACTCACCGATATGGTCACAGATCAGAAAGCCAGCAAGGACTTTCATCGTCCGGCATACCAAGCAGGCAATCTGATCAAAGTACAGGGGCAGCAGTTGTGGCATGGAGATGTTACTGGATATATAGCCAGAAAATATAAGATAGGGAGTGATACCGTTGGAGACAATGACAAAGGAGAGGCTGGAAGCATACAGAAATAACAAGACGGAAATATTGTCATTGAAATATATTTTAAATAACCGATGGCAATCAGAAACAATGATAGGGAATGATGTGATTTTAGATTATAGCAAAGGATATCCAATTCCACAGAGTATTGTTGGCTTTGATCAAGAAAAGTATGAGAGACTTCAGGAACGTGATCTGAAGAGAAAAGAGCGTCTTGAGAAGGAATGTGAAGAAGTGGAGAAATTTGTTGAAGACATAGAAGACACACAGTTACATTGTATTTTCAGAATGTATTACATAGATGGTATCCATCCGGTAAATCAGATGCAGGTAGCGGAGCAGATGCATATGGAGAGAAGCACAATCAGCAAGAAAATAGACAAGTATCTTCAACTTTCACACAAATCACATCAATCACAGTTATAATGATAATTGAGCCAAAGGCTGAATTCCTGCGGCTCGTTAAAACTCCATAGACATAAACCTAGAAAGGGACAATCTGGTGACAGGTTGTCTTTTTCGATAGTAACTTGAAAAAGATACACTGTTATTGTATTATTGTATCATAACATTTTATGAGGAGTAATATATATGTGGTGCGGAAAGAAAAATGATTGTTCATGTAAAGATTACAATGAATTTGAAATCAAGTTGAAATGCGCAAAAGCTAAATTACATAGTAGATATATAGTATGCATTTCAATTGGAATTTTGGTATGGTTAGTGGCGACAGGAGAAGCCAACACAAAAGAGTTTTCATCTTGGATTTCATTTGCAAGCACAGTTGCGTCTATTATATTGTCCGTTATAGCAATTATTATGAGCATAACGGGAGAAGGAAAAACAGATGCTATGCGGGAAAAGATGGAAGATACTGCGCATAAATTAGATAGTGTTGCGAATAGCATGAGCAAGGAAACAAATGAAGCGAACACAGAAATTAGACAGTTAATCAATCAATTAGATAGTCAAATAAAAATACTGCAAAAAAAAGTTGATAAAGTACCAGAACAAGTAAATAAGTATACCAAAACTAATACAACATATACAAATACAAGAAAGAATTCGGTTAAATTGAATTGGGGAGAGAATAATGAAAAGAGATAATATAAATATTATAATATGCGACAGTATAGACAGTTCTCTAAAAAATATAAATAATATTGTGGATACAATACCTCTTGATGAGAATGGCAATATTTCCTTTACAACAGTTGCGTTCATAAATGGCATTGAATGGGACGTGAATAAGTTTGATTTGCATTATTTCATTGAAAATCTTGATATAAATAAAACTGCTTATTTAGGAGGCATAGAGTTTGAAAATGATAAGAAAGCCAAAAAAAGAAGCAATGGAAGTTCGGAAAAGGGAAGTCATGTAAATAGTAGTCAATCAATAGCGGATATGAGATTCGATGATGTAAATATTCCTGGAGAGGGAGCGTACGAGCTCCAGGTTTTTAAATATGAAAATGATGAAGTAGTAGATTTGTCTGTAAAAAGAGCTGAGGAAAGAATCAAATATGTGAATGATGAACATTTAGTTGCGGCATATTCGTTTGAAGTAATAAAAGCCGAAAATGTTTAATGAATAAATATAATGGTAAATTCAGAGGCACCCTTCGGGGTGCTTTTCTTATCCCCAAAACCCGGACCATTAGTTCAGTGGTAGAACATTCGCCTCCTAAGCGAGATGTCGTAGGTTCGATTCCTGCATGGTCCATAAAAACAAGTCAGGCAGACTATAAAAATATAGCAACTAATAATATAGTTACCATCGATTGTAATGACCGGTGGTATTTTTGTACTCATTTAGCTACAGATTATAGAACTTTGGAAGGAGTAAACCATGCCAATCTACAAGAGATGTTCCCGTTGCGGAGCAAGGCTTCCGGCAGGAACAAGATGTGAATGTGTCAAGCAGCGACATAAAGAATATGACAGATATGGTAGAGACAGAAAGAGCAGAGCATTCTACAACAGCAGTGCGTGGGAACATGCAAGATCAGAAGCACTGGCAGCAGATGAAGGACTGGATGTCTATCTATATATGACAGAGGGCATAGTAGTGTTAGCAGATACAGTACATCATATCATTCCATTGCAAGATGAATGGGAGAAGCGAAATGATATATCTAATCTTATGAGTCTGAGTGGAGAGACACACAGTATGATCGAACAGATGTATAAGAAGGACAAGGATGGAATGGAAAAGAAATTGCATGAGATGCTTCAGGAGTACCGGAGCATGGTCAGGGGAGGGGCGGTCTGAAAAGTTTTTAAGAAAATTTATCTGACCGCATGTCCAGTTTATCGTGCATAAAATTCCGAATACGAATAAAAAGTTGGCAAAGGAAGGAGGGGATCTAGATGGCAAGACCAAGAAAAATTGTTGATATGCAGAGTTCACATTTGACAAAAGAACAGAAACAGAGAAAAAAGCAAGAAGAGCAGACCGTTGTTGTTGGGAATGAAGATCTAGAGAAACCTCCGACTTGGCTGAAAGGTACTGTGGCTAAAAACGAATGGAAACGAATCGTAAAAGAACTGAAAAAAATAGAAATTGTTGGAAATCTCGATTACGTGAATCTTGCCTGTTATTGCAATGCTTATGCAAATTATGTGGAGACTACAAAGCAATTAAAGGATCAGCCGTATTGTGTAGAACGTGAGACACGGACAGGAACAATTGTTGTAAAGAATCCATTGATATCAATTCAGACAAACTATGCTGCCGAGATGCGAAAGTTCGCAAGCCTCTGTGGGATGACAATAGATTCCAGGCTAAAGGCAGCAGTACACAAGGTTGATAAATCAGAGGATAATTTGGAAAGGAAGTTTGGAGCTATCTAATGAATCAGTATGAAAACATAAAAAAATATGCGAAAAATTGTATATCTGGCGAGATTATCAGCTGTAAAAAACATAAATGGGCATGCGAAAGATTCTTAAAAGATGCAGAACAATTTGAAAATAATCCGGATTACCCATTTTATTGGAGCGAAGAATCCGCCCAGAATATTGCTGATTGGTTTGCTCTTTTACGACATTCCAAAGGCGTACTTGCTGGGCAACCAATTATTTTAACAGATTGGTAAAAATTCAGAATTTGTCAGTTGTATGGCTGGAGAAGAAAGAAGAACGGTTATCGAAGATTTAAGAAGAGCTTTACAGAAGTAGCGAGAAAGAATGCAAAGTCCCAGGAAGAAGCGGGCATTGCACTTTATGAAATTTCGGTGACAGCAACGAAGAATAATGAGGTATGCGAAGAGTATACAGCAGGTGTTAAGCGCGATCAGTCTAAAATTGTTTTTAATGAAGCAGAGTTAATGCTTCGAGGTTCACCTCTTAGACAGAAATTTGATATCAAACGCGACGAAATAAAGCATGCAAAGACAGGAAGTTTCATCAAGGCATTGAGTAAAGAGGATGGAAAGTCAGGAGATGGAACGAACCCGGCCGGATTAATTATTGATGAATACCATCAGCATCCAACAACAGAGTTTTATGATCTTGGACTTGGTTCTAATACGAAAGAGCCATTGCTGATGATTATTACAACAGCAGGAGTGGATTTGACCTATCCATGCTATGTTACAGAATATACTTATTGCAGTAAAGTCCTGGATCCGAATGTAGATGTAGAGAATGAAGAGTATCTTATAGATATCTGTGAGATGGATGAGGAAGATTATAGAAATCTGGATAACTTGGAGAATGAAGAACTTTGGAAAAAGGCAAATCCAATCAGAATGACTTACGATGAAGGTATAGACAAGATCCGTGGAGAGTATAAGATCGCTAAAGAAATTCCGGAGCATATGACTGCATTTCTTACAAAATGTTTAAATGTGTGGGTCCAGGCACAGGAGAATGGCTACATGGATATGGCGAAATGGAAAGCCTGCCAGGTAGATAAGCTTCCGGTAGATACAAAGGGAATGAGCGTTTATGTTGGCTTTGATATGTCGGCCACGATAGACTTGACTTCTGTGGCATTCATCCTTCCATTCAAATCAGAAGAAAAGGATGCAGAAGGAGAAAAAATCATCAAATACATTATTTATTCTCATTCGTTTATCCCAAACCGAGAGAAACTAACCGAGAGAAAAAGGAAAGATAAAGCAGATTATGATGCATGGGAAAGAATGGATCTCCTGACAGTGACGGATACACCTATTGTTGATCAGAATGCAGTCATGAAATATGTCAAAGACACTTGCAAGGAACATGAGTGGAACATTGAGTGCTTATGCTTTGATCCAGCAAATGCTGCGAAGCTAATGATGGATCTTTCAGATGAAGGTTATGAAGTAGAGGAAGTGTATCAAAGTCATAAATCTTTGAATGAATCAACGCAGGGATTTAGGGAACAGGTTTACAGTGGCAATATTATCTACACCTACAATCCGTTATTAAATTTTGCGATGAGTAATGCAGTAATCCGGAAGAATCAAGGATTGATCAAGATTGATAAAGATGCTACAACGCAGAGAATTGACCCTGTAGATGCCATTCTCTGTGCTTATAAACTGGCACTATATCATGAGTTTACACAAAGTTTCCTGAAATCAATAGATGAATATTTGGAGAGTGATTGGTAGAAATGGAGATGTTGAATAGAATAAAGCGGGCATGGAATGTATTGACAAGACCTTCTCTCAGTGCAAATGATGAGGAACTATTAACATGGCTTGGTATTGATACACGGGACAGACAGCTGATTAGTGAGGTCACTTATTACACTTGTATGAAGATGTTAAGTGAGACCATTGGAAAGATGCCCATAAAGTATTATCAGGATACGGAACAGGGAAGGATCAGAGCAGATCCGGATGAGGTGACGAGGCTACTGACAGTGAGACCAAATCCAATCATGACACCTACTACATTATGGACGGCAGTAGAGATGAACTGCCAACACTATGGAAATGGGTATGTATGGATCAGGGGATGTTTTGAAAAAAACGGAAGTTATGGTGGCAATTACAAGATCAAAGATCTGTGGCTTATGCAGAGCTGTTATGTTACGGTTCTGATGGATGATTCAGGTGTATTTGGTAATAAAGGGAAAATATATTATCAGTACACAGATCCGGAGGATGGAGAGCTGTATATTTTTCAGAGCGAAGAAGTGATGCACTTTAAAACATGGTACAGTTTAGATGGAATCACAGGAGAGCCGGTAAGGAAAATCTTGAAAGATACAGTGGGCGGTGCACTGGAGAGCCAGAGGTTCATGAATAAACTCTATGAACAGGGACTTACAGCGAGTATGGCCATGCAGTACACAGGAGATCTTGATGATGATAGAGTGAAAAGGTTAAAAAGAAAATTTGCTGATAAACTGTCAGGACCTGAGAACGCAGGAAAAGTAATTCCGGTTCCATTGGGACTGACACTTACTCCATTGAAGATGTCGCTTACAGATGCACAGTTCTTTGAATTGAAGAAATATAGTGCGCTTCAGATTGCGGGGGCATTTGGAATCAAACCGAATCAGATCAATAATTATGAAAAATCCAGCTATGCGAACAGTGAAACGCAGCAGCTGGCTTTTTTAGTTGATACAATGGCATATCGCTTAAAAATGTATGAGGAAGAGATTAATTATAAAGTGCTTACGCTAAAGAAACAGGCAGACGGTTATTTTTATAAATTTAACGAGCGGGCGATCTTAAGGACAGACAGCAAGACAAAGATGGAGAATCTTGCAAAAGCTGTGAATAATGGAATTTATACACTGAACGAAGCAAGAGAATATGAAGACAAACCAGCAAAACCGGGAGGAGATATCCTGATGGTAAATGGAAACTACATTCCGGCAATACAGGTTGGTCAGCAATATAAAGGAGGTGAAGGAGATGGCAGTGATTGATGTGAATGGAGACATCATTTCAAATGAGGATAAATGGTTCTATGACTGGTTTGACTGGGAGGGAACCTGTCCAGATGATGTGAAAAAAGCACTGAACTCCAAAGAAGATGGAGAAAAGCTTACTGTAAGAATTAATTCCGGGGGCGGTGATGTAATGTCAGGACAGGAGATTTATTCGCTGTTATACGGAAGAGATGATGTGGAGATTCAGATTAATTCTATGGCAGGAAGTGCAGCAGGCGTAATCGCCATGGCAAACCGTTGTGTAATCAGTCCGGTTGCAATGATCATGATCCACAATGTGTCAATGACAAGAGCTTCTGGTGATTATCGTGAAATGCAGAAGAATGTAGAGATTCTGCAGCAGATGAACAGTGCTTTGGCACAGGCATTTGTGAATAAAACGGGAAGATCTGAGGATGAAATCTTGAAAATGATGGATGAGGAGACCTGGCTGACAGCGAACCAGGCAGTTGAGTATGGCTTTGTAGACGGTGTAATGGAAGAAAAAACTTCTTTTATTAACTGCAGTCAGGGGTTACGTCTGACAGATGAACTCAGAAAGAAAGCACTTGCTGAAAAGGAAGCAAAAAACAAGGAAGAAACAAGAAAACAGCAATTATTAGAAGATCTGGACATGTATGGTGTCTAAGGAGGAGAAAAGATGAATAAGGAATTACTTGAATTACTGGATAAGATCAATGCCACAAAGAAAGAAGTGAGAAATCTTGTAGGGGAGGGAAAACTTGCTGAAGCAGAGGAAAAGAAAAAAGAACTTCAGAACTTACAGAAAAAATTTGATCTGCTCAAAGATATTTCAGATGATGATAAAAGTTCTATGGAAGACAAGGCAAAAGCAGGAAGTGCAAAGAAAGCAGAGCCGGGAAAAGAAAATGATGCAGTCAAGGAATTTGCCAATGCAGCACGAAGAGGATTCCGTGTGCAGAATGCAATGTCAAGTGGAATCAGAGAAGGATCTGATCCGGATGGAGGTTACATTGTTCCAGAAGATATTCAGACAACAATTAACCAGTGGAAGCAGGCAGAATTCTCTTTAGAATCACTGATTACTGTTGAAACAGTGACGACCAATAAAGGAAAGAGAACATATGAAAAGAAAGCAGATGCTACGGGATTCGCTGATATTGAGGAAGGTGGAGAACTTCAGGAAATGGATACTCCGCAGTTTGAACGTATCGGTTATGAAATCAGTGATCGTGGTGGCTGGCTTCCACTCACAAATGATCTGCTAAGTGATACGGATCAGAATATTATGCAGACAATCACAAGATGGATTGCAAGAAAAAGTAATGCGACATCAAACAAGAAGATCCTGAATCTGATCAATGCGGTAGCAGCGAAAGAGATTGAGACACTGGATGAAGTAAAACATGCGATTATTGTGACGCTGGGAGCTGCCTATAGAGCAGGATCCTCTATTCTGACAAACGATGACGGTCTGTACTTCCTTGCGACACTGAAAGATACGACAGGACGCGATCTTCTTCAGCCGAATCCAATGGATGTTATGCAGATGTCGCTTTCTGTAGGACCGATCAGAGTTCCGGTTATTTCTGTACCGAACAAAGTAATTGCATCCAATACAGAAATGGACGGAAAGATTAAGCTGCCAATGATCTGCGGTGATTTTAAAGAAGCCTTCAAGAAATATGACAGACAGCGTACAAGTCTTCTTGCATCCAACATTGCTTCTGCCGGAAGTCTGAATGCATTTACACAGAATCTGACGCTGGTTCGTGCAATTGAAAGAAATGATTTCAAAACATTGGATGCGGATGCATATGTAAATCTTTCTATGGTCATCGCCGATCCTACGAAGAAAGGAAAATGATAAGTGGAAGTAGATATTATTAAGCAGAGGATCGGGATCGCATCCTCTGTCACAGTCTATGATTACGACATAGATCTGTATGTGCGGGACTGCATTATGGATATGCGGGATTCTGGCGTACCGGAAGAAACACTTGCAAGGGAAGATCCAAGAGTAGTTACAGCAGTAACATTATATGTGAAAGCGCATATTGGAAATGACAGAAGCGATACAAGCCGATACTTATCATTATACCGGCAAAAAGTATCCAGATTAATTTTGGATGAATAGAAGGGGAATGTTATGTGGAATGGAAGCATCTGCTTTATAAAGAAAAAGACAACAGAGAAGGATAAGGAAGGATTTTGCAAATCAGAAATTGAGATGTCAGAAGAAATTCCGGCCAATATAGGAGATGCAACCAGAAGCGATGAGACACTTGGAAATCAACGGGGATATTCAGCAGATATTTCCGTTGAAATTCTCGCATGTAACTATTCTGGGGAATCAATGTTTAAAGATATTGCGACTGGAAAAATTTACGAAGTAAAGCGTACATACAGAAAACAGAAGACAATGATGATTGCGCTGACAGGAGAGGAGCGGGAACGTGGGAAAATTTGAACTTCATGGAATAGATGATTTTATGGAAGAACTTTCAGATTTGGATATTGACAGAATAGCTCCAGTAATGCTGGAAGAAGCTGTTCCGATTCTTGAAAAAGAAGTACGGCAGGCAGCAGGAAGACATAAAGACAGTGGTGCTATGGCTGAGTCAATTAAAGCAACAAAAGCAGGGAAGAACAGTTATGGACATTATATCAGTGTGCGTCCTACAGGAGTGGATTCCAAAGGCGTAAGAAATATGGAAAAGATGGCATATCTTGAATACGGAACAAGTACGCAGGAAGCAACGCCGGTCCTCTCTCCAGCAGTGAGAAAAGCGGAAGAACCTGTGATAAACAAATTACAGGAAGTATTTGACCGGGAGGTTGACAAACTGTGACAACATTGGAACACATAGTAAGAGCTATTGAAATATTTGGTTTTCCATATTCACCGGGAGTATATACCGGGCCGGAAGATCATTGGTTTACTTACAACTATGTAGATGATTATGGTGAACTTTTCGGAGATGATGAGCCACTTGAGACAGTGAATCGTATTCAACTCCACTATTTTCTCCCGGTGGAAGAAAATTATTTGAAGATGAAAAACGAAATTCGGGATGCGCTTTTACGAGAAGGATTTACATATCCGGAGATAGAGAGCATGGACGATCCAAATCCGGATATCAGACATCTTATATTTGAATGTGAGATTGAGGAAGAAAGAGAGGAATAACTATGGCATATGTAGGATTAAGAAAAATTATTATTGCGAAAAGAACTGGTGCAAAGACTTATGGAGAGCCATTTGCATTTGGTAAAGCGATTGGAATGAATGTTACACCAAACTATTCAGAAGGAAGTCTGAATGCGGATGATGTGCAGGCAGAGTATGATAAAGAGTTCAATTATGCAGAATTAAGCATGAACACCAGTACAGTTCCACTTGAGGCTCATGATACAATGTTCGGTCATACAGTGAACGAAAATGCAGTAGATTTTAATGCAAATGATGAAGCACAGTATGTTGGTCAGGGCTGGATCGCGCCGGAGAAGGTGGATGGAAAGAAGTATTATACTGGAAACTTTTTGTACAAAGCAAAATATTCAGAACCATCAGAAGAATATACAACAAAGGGAGATTCTATTGAGTACAAAACACCATCCATCAGTGGTCGAGCACTTGCGGAAGATGATGGTGATTGGAAAGCAACAGAGCGGTTTGACACACCAGAAAAAGCACTTGCATGGATTTACAAGAAATTTGGAAAAACAGAGATGACTCAGGCGGCAAATAAAAATACTGACCCGGTAAAAGCGTAAGGAGAAGAAAAGATGTTTGAAGAACTCAGGTGTATTGAATTGTCCGGAGAAAAATATCCAATAAAATGCGATATGGTTGTTCTAGAGAAAATACAGAATAAGTATATGAATATGACCGAATTCGAGAATGGATTGACTGGATTTGTGCCGGCACAGGATGAGGCCGGTGAGTATAAAAGAAATGAGGATGGATATCTCCTTGGGGTCTACAGGACACCGGAAATCAAAATGCTTAATGATGCTTTGTTCTGGATGGTAAAAGAAGGAGAAGAAATCAAGGCAGAAGAAGAATCAAGGCCGGTCAATGAAGTAGACAGGAATAAAATCCTGAGAAAGGTAGACATTCCACCAAAAGATCTGGGAACACTTCTTCATGAGGAATTTCAACGGTGTTTTGAAAGAAAAAACGAGAAGACCACGCAGAGGACGGAGTAGAAGAATCCGGGGAATCAGAACAGATCAACTTTGCGTGGATCGTATTTACGGGTCTTCAGATCGGATATGGAGAGAAAGACATAAGGCATCTCTATTTTGGAAAGTGGGCAGATCTATTGGAGGAGTACAAGAAGATGCATAATATGAAAATGAACAGGATGATATTTGCAGAGAGAAAAGTTACTTCTTTGATGGATTTGTAAGAGCAAATGATGTATAATATTAGTAATTCAAGGGCAGACCAATTTGCGCCGGTGCAATGGGGAAACTTATGAGAAATATTATTACATCATTATGGATTATCTTTAAATGTTATTGCAAATATATGTATCAGAATCATACATACCGTACCGTATGGGAAATTATTGTAATGGTTTTTGGTATTGTTTATGGAGTAAAAGAACATTCCACAGGAGTATTTTTGATACTCCTTGTACTTGCATTTCTTCCAAGATTTATTAGGTGGCTTTTTTATTGTTTTCTGGAAGCGGTAGGCGATTATGGACTGCAGCGAAAGGGACTTACAAGAAAATGCAGAAGAATGAGATTTAAGTCTTATATGGATCAGGAGATTAACAAGGAGATAGAAAATTTGTAAGAATCAAGAAGGAAGCTCAAAAGAGCTTCTTTTTTGATGTGAAAAGGCAGGTGAGAAGATGGCAAAAAAGAAGAAAATAGGTGCATTTATTTCGTTAGATGGAGAAAAAGAGTTTCGATCAGCAGTATCGTCTTGCAATAAATCTTTATCAACAATGAAATCTGAAATGAAACTTGTGGAAGCCCAGACCGCTGGGAGTGCCAACTCACTGTCCACTTTACAGAAAAAGCATGATGTACTGACGGAAACTTTGGAAGAGCATGTAAAAAAAGAAAGTCTTGTAAGAGATGGATTGAAGCATGCGGAAGAAGAATACGGAAGAGTTGGGAAAGAACTGGAAACTTACAAAGGAAAGTTGGAAAGTGCGGAAAAGGCACTGGAAGAGATGCAGCAATCTTCAGAGACGACAGAGGAGGCTTTGAACAGTCAGGCAGAGCAGGTAAAACAGCTGCAAAGCATTGTAAGTAAAGGGGAAGAGACTTATCAGCGAGCAGGAAACAGAGTTCAGGACTGGAAGAAACAGTTAAATAATGCAGAAGCCCAGACCATTAGAGCAACAAAAGCTTTGAATGAAAATGACGCTTACTTAAGAGAAGCAGAACAGTCCGTTAATCAATGTGCAACGAGTATCAATAAATTTGGAAAAGAAACAGATGATACAGCAGAAAAATTAACAGAGTTTGGAACCGTTTTAGAAACAAACCTGAAAAACACAGTTGTAGAAGCGGGAAAGTCTTTGACAAAAGATATTTTTCGAGGTGCGGTTGAAGGTGCTATGGAGCTTCAGGATGCTCAGAGACAGTTGCAGGCAAGTACAGGAGCAACTGCGGAAGCAACAGGGGCATATAATAAGCAAATGCGGGAACTGTACACTTCAGGCTATGGAGATGCAGTAGAGTCTGTCGCCAATGCAATGGCACTGGTAAAGCAGTATACCAATGAGACAGATCCAGGGAAAATTAAGGAACTGGCTGAGAATGCCATTACATTAGAAGATGTTTTTGGAATGGATATGAGTGAGTCAATTCGAGGCATTGATGCACTTATGACAAATATGGGATTGGACGCAGAAGAGGCATTCGATTATGTGGCAAAGGGTGCACAGAATGGACTGGATAAATCCGGAGAATTAACGGACAATCTTGCAGAGTATTCCCAATTATGGTCACAGGCAGGATTTTCAGCAGAAGAAATGTTTACAATTCTGCAGAATGGTCTTGACTCAGGAGCGTATAATCTGGATAAAGTAAATGATTTCGTAAAAGAGTTTGGAATCAGCCTTGCAGATGGACGTATTGGAGATAACATCAATGCATTTTCCAGTGAGACAAAGCAACTGTTCCAGGAATGGCAGAGCGGACATGCATCTACGGAGCAAGTATTTAAATCTGTAATTACAGATTTAGGAAATATGGAGAACAGGCAGCAGGCACTGACTATTGCGAGCAATACCTGGAGTGCCCTTGGTGAGGATAATGCAATGAATATCATCACCTCTTTGAACAATGTAAATACAACCTATAAAGATGTTCAGGGGACGATGGAAGAGATTAAAGAAATCAAGTACGACAGTGTATCAAATCAGTGGAAAGTACTTGGAAGAACCTTCCAAAACGAGGTTGCAGCTCCAATGTTGAAGACTTTTCTTCCGGCAGCACAGACGGGAATGAAGCTGGTAGCTGAAAATATTAAAGTTGTCACGGTTGTAGCTGGTACGGCTGGAACGGCAATCACTGCAATGTTTGTGAAGAAGAAAAGCAAAGAACTGATTAAAGACCTGAAAGACACAGCTTCCGGAATTTCCAATGTAGTCAAAAAAATTGTAACACATACTACAGCAAGAACTGCTGAGACAGTAGCAGAGAATGCATCTGCAGCAGCAAAGGTTGCGGATACAACAGCAGAAACAGCAAATACCGCAGCGACAGTTGCAGGAACTGCAGCAACGGCAACAGGAACTGCGTCTACAACAGCGGGGACAGCAGCAACAATAGCTCATACGGTGGCAACAGAGAGTGCGACCGTGGCACAGACCGCGTTTAACGTGGCAATGGAAGCAAATCCGGCCGGCCTTCTCCTGGTTGGGATCACGGCTACATTAGGGGTGATTGCTGCATTTTCCGGTCAAATTGAAACAGCAAAGACAAAAACGGATGAACTGACAGAGTCCACAGAAAAGAATATCAGTAAAATTAGTGAAGCAACAGAAAATCTTGAAAAATCTACAGATAGCTGGAATGAATCCCTGGGGAAAATAGAGGCAAAAGAAGGAGTTGCAGATAATCTGGTTACAGAATTGTATCATCTAGAAGCACAGGGAAATAAAACAGACGAAGAGATTTCAAGAATGAATTCCATCGTAAGTCAGTTGAATTCCATGTTTCCAGAGCTGTCTTTATCGGTGAATCAGAATACAGGAGCACTCAATAAAAATGAGCAGCAGACAAGGCAGTCAATAGAAGCCGCCCTACAGCTTTCAAAAGCATCAGCCGCCCAGAAAAAGATGACGGAGATATCAGAAGATCTTGTAGATGCTGAAATGGCAAAATATGAAGCAGAGAGAAATCTGAAAAAGATTGGAGATGAACTGTCAAATCTTGATGAACAGAGGACAGAGATCACAAAGAAAAGTTCTGAAGCAACAAAGGAAGGGACAAATGCGTATGTAGAATATAACGGCAAGATGATCGATGCGCAAGAAGCATTAAGACAGATTGCAGAGTCTGAGAATACATTGACGCAGACACAAAAAAATCAGCAGGACGCTTTAGATGGTCTGGTAAGTAAATATCAGGAAGCGGATGAACAGTATCAGAGTGCTTATGAATATACTCAAAATTTAACCCAAGGAACAAATGCGAACACAGAAGCTGTACAGGGGAACACAGATGCGAAGAATGCAAATTCAGAAGCAGATGCAACCAAACAGGAGGCATCAACGGCGAGCATTGAAGTTCTTGGACAGGAACAGGAAGCGTATAATAATCTTTCGGCAGCACAACAGCAGTTGGCGGTAGATGTGACAAATGGAGTACTTGCGATGTATGAGAGCGTAACAGGAGTACTGGAGTCACAAATGAATATGTTTGAGCAGTTCGACGGTGGCGTTGAATTATCGACACAGGAATTGTTGGCCAATATGCAGAGTCAGGTTGACGGTGTAGAACAATGGGAACAGAATATGGCAATGCTTGCAGATCGCGGCATCAATCAGAACCTGCTTCAGAAACTTGCCGACATGGGACCAGAAGGAGCAGGATATGTTCAGACATTTGTAAATATGTCAGATGATGAAATCAGTAAGGCGAATGCTTTATGGAGTCAGAGCATTGATATCAAGGGAATGACAAACCAATGGGGAAAAGACCTGTTGGAGTCCGGAGCTTCCAGCATTGCGGGTGGAATGGATAACTTACAGCCGCTCTTACAGGAAAGCGGTGCAAATTCAGCGATAGGTCTTGTGCTTGGAATGCAAAACGCACAGAAAACAGTGTCAGCAGCAGGTTCAGATCTTGGAGTCAAGACGATTGATTCCATTAATGAAGGATTAGGGGTTCAGTCCCCGTCGAAAAAGACAAAGGAGTCTGGAAGATACGTTGGTGAAGGATTAGTACTTGGAATGAATTCAACATTAAACAAAGTGGAATTACAGGCAGCACTGATTTCGCGACGCGTTATAAGAACAGTTAGAGATGATCTGACAGAAGAAAAGTTTACAGGTTATGGAGCTAATGTGTCAGAAGGTTTGGCAAGCGGTATAAAATCAGGTAAGTCAAAAGTAATCAATGCAGTATCAGAGGTTTGCAAATCAGCAGTTCGCGAGGCAAAGAGTGAACTACAGATCCATTCTCCATCGAAAGTCTTTAAAAGGCTGGGTGGGTATACAGCGGAAGGATTTGGACTCGGCTATCAGGAAAAGATGTCGGACGTAAATCAAATGATCCGGGAGAGTATTGGTATTCCTAAAACAAACCAGGGGCAGCAGTATGTGAGTGATGGAGTAAGTCAGCAGAAAGGTGCTTCTGTGATTCAGATTCCGATTTATGTGAATGGAGTCTATACAAAAACAGAGATTATCGATACAGCTGTAAACGGAATAGGTCAGATGGGTCAGAATTATATGAGAGCAAAGGGGAAGAGAATCAATGTTGGATAGTTATACATTTGAATTCAATGACATTTCAGCGCAAGCCTATGGAATCTATGTGGAACAAAGACCTGCATTTCCTGTAGGAAGCAGAAATGTTGAGCTTATTACTGTAGAAGGCAGATCAGAGCCGTTATTACCAGACCAAAATAGTTATGATCCAATTGAATTGAAAATAGAATGTGCTTTCAAAGAGCATGCATCAGACTGGTGCGCAAAAGCGAGAATTGTGAAACGATGGCTTTGCGGCTCAGGCAGTCTTCGACTATCAGATTCTCCGGATACTTTCTTCAAAGTGTATAATATAGAAATTGAACAGATTGATAGAGAGATAAGAATCTACGGAAAATTTACAGTTAAGTTTACTTGCTCGCCTTTCGAATATCTGGTAGCAGGAAGAGAAGAACAAGTGATTGATGATGTAAAATTTAACCCATATGATCTGTGCCATCCAACGTACCGGATTAGAGGAAATGGAGAATGTAGGCTTATCATAAACGAGAAAGCCATAAGCGTAACTGTAAAAAAGGAAATCATGATCAATACGGACAAAATGCTTACCTATGAATCAGGAGAAATGAAAAACACTTTGCTAACTGGAGATTATGAAGACTTATATCTATTACCTGGAGAAAATAAAATTGAGGCACCAAAAGAATTTGAAATTATGGTTTCCCCAAATTGGAGGTGCATATGATACAGATATATAAAGCATTTAATACAGACCAGACTCGAAATGGCGATATGGTTTTAATGCCATCAGCAGCTACAACGCATGCAGTACTAAACGGAAGTTGGAGTGCGGAGCTGACACATCCCATCGATCCAGAAGGACGCTGGAAATATATTGAAGAGGAAGCAATTGTTGAAATGCCATCATTCAATGGAAAACAACTTTATAGGATTCGAAGTAAGAAAAAGACAGCATCCACTGTGCAGGCAACAATGGAACCTGTCTTTTTTGATTCTATCGATGATTGTTGGTTAGAGGATGTACGTCCGACAAATAAAACGGGTCAGGAAGCACTGGACATCATGTTGGAATCTAATCCTAAGTACTCAGCTCAATCTGATATAGATAAATTAGGGACAGCCTATTATGAATATCAGAATTTTATGGAGGCGTTGAACAGTAATCAGGATAATAGCTTTATCAATCGATGGGGTGGAGAGATTCTATTTGATAACTATGAGATTATTGTGAATTCAAGAGTCGGTGAAGATCGTGGCGTTGAGATAAGATATGGAAAAAACATCAAAAAAGATGGAATTAGTGAAGAAGTAAGTACAGGAAATATAGTTACGAGGATTTATCCAAAAGCATATAACGGATATAAAATGTCAGGAAAAGGATATGTAGATTCGCCGTTGCTTAAGAAATATCCTACAGTAAAAACAACAACTATGACGTTTAGTGATGTAAAAATGGCAGAAGATGCGCAAGAAGGGGATGAAGAAAAAGGGACCATAATATGTAATTCACAAGATGAACTGGATCAGGCACTGAAAATGAAATGTGAAAATCAGTATAGTAATGGATTGGACAAGCCATCGGTGACAATATCCGTGGATATGGTATTGACGGGAAATACAGAAGAATATAAGCAATATAGGAAGCTCGAAGAAATATCCCTTGGAGATACGGTACATTGCAGAAACGCTAGACTTGGAATTGTTACGGATGCCAGAGTTATTGAATTGAAATACAATAGTATTTTAAAACGAGTGGAGTCTGTAGTGATCGGAGACTATAGCTATAACTATTTTAATAATGTTTCTTCCACGGTGAACAGAGTACAGAATGCAATTCGTTCAGATGGAACTGTTATTGCTGAGCAGGTTTACGGCGCAATCAATACGCTGAATGCATTTCTGCATGCGCAATCAACAGCAGCCAAGAGAACAGATTCCGTTGCATATTTGATTGAGGACCTGGATCAGAATTCGGAACTTTATGGCGCAATGGAAGCCGGAACACAGGGACTGAGGTTGGCAAAGGAAAGAAAAGACGGGGAATGGATTTGGAGGACAGCCGTTACTGCAGCAGGGATTATTGCAGATTTGATTGTAACAGGAAAAATACAAGATAGATTGGGCAAATCTTATTGGGATCTCGATAATGGAAAGATGTTATTGTCAGGAATTTTTCAACAGATAACGGATAATGGAAAGAAGTCTGTGGATATTAAAAATAATAGAATTAATATTTATAGTTGGCAGAAAGAAGGGGATTATGTTGGCAGTATAGGCTCATTAGCAATAGGGGATGATTTGAACGCAAAGCAAAGAATTGGAGTTTATTGCGACACGGAAGATATGCTTGTTTTTGGATATTCTAGTAAAAAAACAGCAGAAGGAGATGCTGCTACCGTTCATGAATTGATGAAACTATCGAAAGATGGAGGAATTGAGTGTACAGAGATCCCGCAAATAAATGGAACAAAGACAGGAAGATTGGTTTTCTCAAATGGAACTTATGTGAATGTCAAAAATGGATATATTGTCGGTGGGAAAACAGAAGAAGGAAGTTTTTAAATGGGATGGACAATAGGAAACTTTTATCTGACAGAGTCTCAGATGAGAGGAAATGCAATCGAAGTATATAACTATTTTACTGAAAAGGAATGGACATTGAATGCCATTGCAGGAATTCTTGGAAACATGGAAAAGGAGTCCAACATCAATCCAGGACTATGGCAGAGCCTAAAGGAAGGAAACTACAGTGGAGGTTTCGGGCTGGTTCAGTGGACGCCGGCCACAAACTATACAAATTGGGCAGCAGCCAACGGTTATTCTATTACAGATCCGAAAGGGCAGCTCTATTGGATTGATATGGAAACAGTCGAGGCCGGGCAGTGGATAGAGACCAGTGATTACAATATTACCTTTTGGGGATTCAAGACGAGTAATGCAGCACCAGATTGGTTAGCTAGTGCGTTTTTAAAGAATTTTGAACGAGCTGGTGTGGAAGTGGAAGCAGAACGAAGGGCTGCGGCAACTAAGTGGTACAATTTTTTAAAGAAAAGCATAGAAGGAAGCCAGGTCATAGAAAAGGCAGTTCAGTGGGCAATCAATATTGCAAACGATGACAGCCACGGCTACGATCAGACACACAGGGACGGACCGGATTACGATTGTTCGTCCCTTATTTGTTGGGCGTATTCCAATGCAGGACTCAATACAAGACCAGGATACACACCAGCAACCGGATCCATGCACAATGTTTTCGTTGATGCTGGGTTCGAAGATGTGACCTCGCAGATCAATTTGCCAACAGGGGCGGGACTGGTTCGTGGGGATGTACTTCTCAAACCAGGGAGCCATACAGAAATGTATATTGGCAATAGTCAGCTTGTGGGAGCGTCACAGAATGAACACGGAGGAGTCACAGGTGGTCAGACTGGAGATCAGACCGGCGAGGAAATCCATGTGCATGGATATTACAATTATCCTTGGCAGTATGTATTGAGGTATCCGGGAGGTGGAGTTGCACCAGTGCAAGGACTTTATATTGTCAAGTGGATACCTGGATAAGCCGAAAAAGATCAGAAAAATAGAAGAGACAAGAAAGGAATGGAATAGATGAATACGATCAAAAGAGATGTCTACGTGCTTAGAAATACAATCAAGATTCCAATCGAAGTTACAAAGGGGACGGATGCTATTTCCTTCGAGTTTACGGTCCGGGATTACAATCTTCCGGTCACAGCTGCAGCAGTAGCTTATGCGTATCGAATGGGGATGAAAAAGCCGAATTCAACGCTGTGTGATGTGTCAGGGAATGTTATCAGCTTTCAGCCAAGCGCAAACTTTTTCGAAGTTGGAATGAATGAACTGCAGATCCGTGTGATCAATGAGGATAAGTCGCTCATTTCCTTCAAAGAAAAAGTGAAATGCTCCGATTCAATGGGTTTCCCTGATGAAGAGGAAGAAAAGCAGAAGTCACTGGTTGAGCAGTTGGTTGCATATACTGGGAAAGAAACGGCGGAAAGAAAAGAAGCCGATGCTACAGAAAAATCCGAACGTATTGCAGCAGATGCTACAGAAAAATCCGAACGTATTGCAGCAGATGCTACAGAAAAAGCCGAAAGGAAGAAAGAGATTGCAGTTGAACGTGCAAGAATTGATCAGATGACTAAACTTCCTGATGGTAGCACAACCGGTGATGCAGAGCTGCAGGACATTCGTGTTGGAGCTGATGGGAAGATATATGAGACGGCAGGCGCTGCAGTGAGGGAGCAGGTCGGTTCACTAAAGGAAGATTTAACACAGTTAGAGGAAGCAATAAACTATGTGAAAGTCACCGATATGCTTGGCTCGATTTCTGGTTTTGGATATAGCAAAAATGTAACAAATCCACAATGGATGAATAACGAATTTTCATGTGAATCCAGTGGGGATGGATTCTGTGCTATCGGCAGTTTTGATAATTATTATTTGAAAAGTGGCAGAAAGTATATTGTTGCTTATGAAAGCAGTGGACAATGTATACTTAGAGGAATGAACGAATATGTTTATAGTGATACTATTTCCAGTAATATCGGTGCTAGCTTCCCATTAAATAGTTTTGTAAAGTTTGAGCCAACAAAAGATGCCGTTATTTGTGTAACAGACATTCCAAGTGGTACTATATCAATTAAAATTACTGTATTTGATGTCACAGCGGTTGACGAAAGTGTATTAAATGCTATTGATTTTACGGATATGTCAATAAGTTATTCTATTGTTATTGTCGACAGAGCAACACTGGCAGACAGAGCAACACTGGCAGACAGAGCAACACTGGCAGACCATGCTAATACAGTCACGACAATCGAAGGCGCTAAAAGTGTTAATCTAATTAATGAAACAACCGTTAGCGGAGCAACATCAAATAGTGGAAATACACTGATGTATGTTAAAGATAATGTAATTTATACATCAAGTGGATTTAAATTTAAGGCAGAAAGCGGAAAATCTTATTACGTAGGTGCAATTATAACAAACAATGCTGATGTACCACTAAAGGGTGTATCAAGGGCATATTCTGGGGTGACTGATAGCACATATCTTGGGATTATGTCTGTTGGCTCGACATTGATTGATATGATTAAGATAGATGGTATAGACGGCGAAATTGGAGTTTATTATTCCACTTATTCTGCCACAGCTTACTCGGTAAATTACACAATGCAAATGTTTGCGTTCGAAGATTTGGGCGGAAGTTTTGAAATGTATAAGCAAAAAATGCTATCCAATTACGCTGTTGATAGGGCTGTTTATTCCGACATAGCAAGAAGTTGTATGTCTGGCATGGAACAGAAAAAAATATGTGCTTTTGGTGACAGCATTACGGCACAAGCAAAATGGTATGACTGTTTAAAAGAAAAATTAGGTATATCAGTGATTTACAATCGAGGTATAGGCGGTACTCGAATCAGTGGTGACGGTGCAAACGCTATGTGGCAAGATGTTCGAATAAATGCACTCGAAGAGGATATTGATCGTTTACTCATCATGGGTGGAACAAACGATTCTGCTCAAGGTGTAACCATCGGAGAAATGAGCAGAGATAATCTTGATACAAGTACTTTTGTAGGTGCTTATAATGTGCTTTTGAGCAAGGTTTATTGCAAATACTATCATCTTGGGACTCATGAGGGAATTACGCAGACAACAGAAACAAAGCCTATCCAGATTATGCTTGCAACACCTATTTACT